GCAATCGATCCAATACAAGATCACTTTGCTAATCTTGCAGAAAGTTTAGGCGACGAAGTTTTAGAACCACTTGGTGTTAAAATGGTTGAACAATATAATGAATACAAAGAGTCTCGTGGCGATTGGGAAGATACATATCGAAACGGACTAGAACTATTAGGATTTAAATATGAAAGACGAACAGAACCGTTTAGAGGAGCTTCTGGTGTCAATCACCCTGTACTTGCGGAAGCAGTTACGCAATTTCAAGCGCAAGCTTATAAAGAGTTACTTCCGTCTGACGGACCAGTAAGAACTCAAATTTTAGGAGATGTAAATGTTCCTAAAGAAGAACAAGCTAAACGTGTAAAAGATTTTATGAATTATCAAATTATGGATCAGATGAAAGAATATGAACCAGAGTTTGATCAAATGTTATTCTATCTCCCTCTCTCCGGCTCTACTTTTAAGAAAGTCTATTACGACGATATTATCGGTAGAGCCGTGTCAAAATTTGTGCCGGCAGATGATTTAATTGTACCATACTCTGCAAACTCATTAGAGGATGCAGAAGCTGTGATACATGTCATAAAAATTTCAGAAAATGAATTAAGAAAACAACAAGTTGCTGGTTTTTATAGAGATATAGAATTAGGAAATCCACCTGTTACAGAAAATCAATTACAAGATAAAAAATTAGAATTAGAAGGAATTGCTAAAGATGGTCAAGAAGATCAATACACACTTTATGAAATACATACTAATTTAGATTTGGATGGTTATGAAGATATGGATGCTAGTGGAAATAAAACAGGAATAAAACTTCCATATGTTGTAACTGTTTCTCAAGCAGGTAACAAAGTTTTATCTATTAGAAGAAATTACAAAGCTGAAGATCCAAAGAAAAATAAAATAAATTATTTTGTACAATTTAAATTTTTACCAGGCACAGGTTTTTATGGGTTTGGTTTAATACACATGATTGTGGATTTAAATCTAGAGGTATAAGAGTTAGAGATGATGCACAACCATTACAACCTGGTGAGTTTAGAGATGTAGATGCACCTGGTGGTAATATTAAAGATCAGTTTATGACTTTACCTTTTAAAGGACCTGATGCAACACTATTACAATTAATGGGTGTTGTAGTATCAGCAGGTCAAAGATTTGCAGCGATCTCGGACATGCAAGTGGGAGATATGAACCAACAAGCTGCAGTTGGAACTACAGTTGCATTATTAGAACGTGGTTCAAGAGTTATGTCTGCAATTCACAAAAGATTGTATGTGGGATTAAAACAAGAATTTAAATTATTAGCAGAAGTTTTTAAAACATATTTACCACCGGTGTATCCTTATGATGTACCAGGAGCAAGACGAGAAATTAAATCACAAGATTTTGATGACAGAGTAGATATACTTCCTGTTGCAGATCCAAATATATTTTCACAAACACAAAGAATTAGTTTGGCACAAAGTCAATTACAACTAGCGCAATCAAATCCTCAGATACACAATCTGTATCAAGCATATAGATCTATGTATGATGCGTTAGGTGTAAAAAATGTTAACGCAATATTACCCCCACCTGCACAACCAGTGCCGATGGATCCTGCATTAGAACACATTATGGCAATGTCACAAAAACCTTTTCAAGCTTTTCCTGGCCAAGACCATAAAGCTCACATAGATGCTCACTTAAACTTTATGAGATTAAATATGGTACAGAATAATCCACTAGTTTCAGCGTCATTACAAAAAAATATTTTAGAACACATAAGTTTAATGGCACAAGAACAAGTTCAAATAGAGTTTGTTGAAGAATTACAAGAGTTACAAATGATTCAACAACAGATGGGTGCTGTTAATCCTGCAATGATGGCTGGAATGATGCAAAATCCACAGGTTATGCAGATGCAACAACGAGTTCAACAGATAACAAACCAGATAGAATCTAGAAAAGCTATCCTAATTGCAGAAATGCAAGAAGATTATGCTAAAGAAGAAGAGAAAATTACTGGTGAGTTTGCTGGTGATCCACTATTAAAGATAAAATCTAGAGAAGTTGACCTAAGGGCGATGGAAAATGAGCGAAAAGAAGACGAAGGTCAAGAAAGATTGAATCTTGATAAGATGAAAGCAATGATGAATCAAGAAAATCAAGAAGCAAAACTAGAACAGAACGAAAAATTGGCTGGTTTACGTGCTGGCGTGTCTTTAGCAAAGCAACAAATGTCTGATGCAAGTAAAATTCACGATTTCGGTAGAAACTTTCCAAAGAAAAAGGTATAAATCGTAACTCAAGGAGATAATTATGGTTAAAAATAAAAAAAATGGTCGAGACAACGTAAAAGTTGTACCTGAACTTGGTGCTAACGCAAAAGGCGAGCAACAAGGTGGTATTCCTGTTGAAATGACAGATCCAATGACATCACAAGTAGTGGATGTAAGAGGTACAAAGCGTATGAGACCAGATAAAAAACCTGTAAAAGCAACTTGGTACTAAATCATGTGGTTGTCGGCAATTAAATTAGCCGTCTCTGCAGGAAGTAAAATTTATGCCAACAAGCAGAAGACGAAAATGGCTATGTCTGATGCACAATTGATGCATGCAGAACGTATGGCTCGAGGTGATGAAGCTTATCAAGGTAAACTTCTAGAATCTCGTCAGTCAGACTGGAAGGACGAAGCCGTTCTCATAATTTTAAGTTTGCCCGTGTTGGTGCTGGCCTGGGCAGTCGTATCTGATGATCCGACAGCAATGGACAAAGTCAAATTATTTTTTGATATGTTCTCACAGCTCCCGTCATGGTTCACCAATTTGTGGATCCTTGTCGTGGCGAGTATATATGGTATAAAGGGTACACAAATATTTAGGAACGGAGGAAAAAAATAATGCCTAATAGACGATTCAATAAACAAGTTGCTAATCAGATGAAATCTGGTGGCAGAGTATCAAAAAGAGGCGGTGGAATGTCTACTGCTAGAAAAGACATGAGGTCTGGTTATTACAAAGACGACATGGGAATGAAGGGTGGACCTATGATGAAAAAAGGTGGCCGTGTTAAGAAAAAGAAACAAGGTTACAAAGATAGAAAAGATGAGTCCATCGCTATGAGAATTCGTAAGAAAAGAACTAAGAAGCAATTAAAAGCTTCTAGAGATGAGTCTTACGGAAAATTTGGATCCAAAGCTAAAAAATCTGGTAAGATTAATAAATAGTGAAGGGTCAAAAAAAAGTTAGAAAAGTTATGCGTGAGTTTAAAAAAGGTAAACTCACGAGTGGCGGGTCTAAGAAAAAAGTAAAAAATCGAAAGCAAGCAATTGCTATCGCGCTTTCTGAGGCCGGAATAAGCAAACGGAGAAAAAAATGAAAAAACTAAAAGCATTACCGAAAGGTAAAAAATCAAAAGGACTTCGTAAACTTCCAAAAAAAGTTAGAAACAAAATGGGATTTATGAAGAAGGGTGGAAAGGTTAAGTAATGGCTGGCAAAGGTCTTTACGCAAACATCCACGCTAAAAGAAAACGTGGCGGTAAGATGCGAAAAAAAGGTGCAAAGGGTGCACCTAAAGCATCTGACTTTAAACGTGCAAAACAAACAGCGAGAAAATAATGACTAAACTATGCCCTCGAGGAAAGGCTGCTGCGAAGAGAAAATTTAAAGTTTATCCGTCAGCATATGCTAACGCATATGCTAGTAAAATTTGTGCGGGTAAAATTAAAGATCCTTCTGGAGTAAAACGAAAAGACTTTAGAGGTAAAAAAGCTGAAGGTGGTTTGATGGGTGAACTCAACAGACCAGACAGAGGTTATAAAAAAGGCGGATTTGTTGCTAGAGGGTGTGGTAAGATTATGTCTAACAGACGTAAAAAAACAAAGATGAGATAATGGCAAAAAATGGTCTTGATAAATGGTTCAAACAAAAATGGGTAGATATTGGGAGCAAGCGAAAAGATGGTTCTTTCGCAAAGTGTGGTCGTTCCAAACAAAAGAAGGATGCCAAACGGAAGTATCCAAAATGCGTCCCACTTGCAAAAGCCACACGAATGAGCGCCTCGCAAAGGGCGAGTGCTGTCAAACGAAAACGAGCAGCAGGTAACACAGGACCAAAACCAACAAACGTTAGAACGTTTGCTAAAAGAAAAAATATGGGTATGGGAGGTCTAGTATAATGAAAAGACGACAAGACAACATGCCTAAAAGAAATAAAAAAAATTTTCGCCCTACTAAAAAAGGTGCGGGGATGACAAGGGCCGGTGTTGCTGCATATAGAAGAGCAAACCCTGGTTCAAAACTAAAAACAGCCGTGACGGGTAAAGTAAAACCTGGATCTAAAGCTGCGAAGAGACGTAAGTCCTTTTGCGCGAGAAGCGCCGGTCAAATGAAAAAATTTCCGAAAGCTGCTAAAGATCCTAATTCTAGACTACGTCAGGCTAGAAGAAGATGGAAATGTTAAGAGAAGCTATATTAAAAGCACTAGAAGATAAATATAACGCAGAGATTTCTGCAGCAGATGCAACTATAAAAATTTATCTAGAAAAATCTGTGGGTATAGGAGAACACCCACAACATATAGAAGAGATAGATAAACTTTTACAAAAAATAGTGGACGCTACAGAAAAATTAAAAGAGATACAACATTTTAAACTATGAGTGATCCCAAAAAAGGAACAGGAAAACACCCAGGTAAAAAACATGGTAGGAGACTCTATACAGACGAAAACCCTCGTGACACTGTTGGAATCAAGTTTGCAACGCCGACGGATGCAAGAAAAACAGTGGAGAAAGTTAAAAAGATTAGTAAGCCGTTTGCTAGGAAAATTCAAATTTTAACCGTTGGAGAACAGCGTGCCAAGGTTATGGGTAAAAAACAAGTCGCTGCAATTTTTAAGAAAGGTAAAGATGCTATCAGAAGAACTAATAATAATAAATAAGTTGAAGAAGAGAATAAATGCAACTGTTCAACAGATTGGAGACAGTATGATGACCGGTGGGGTTGACAGTATGGAAAAATACAAGTATATGCTAGGACAAGCACATGCTTATCAATTAATAAATCAGGAAATCTCTAACCTGCTAAAAGACGATGAAAAGGAGCAAAATGACGGAAACGTTATCGACATCAAAGGAAGTACCAAAAACTAGATTAGCTCTAGAAGAAAAGTACAAAAACGAACCTAAAGAACCACACGCAAAAAGATTAGATCCCGACAATATACAGGAAGTAGTTAGTCAATTACCAGAGCCTGTTGGATACAGAATTTTAGTTTTACCTTTTACACCAAAAGAAAAAACTAAAGGTGGAATATTATTTTCCCAAGAACAATTAGATAAAGCAAGAATTGCAACTACATGTGGTTATGTTTTAAAAATGGGAGATCTTGCATACAAGGATAAAGAAAAATTTGGTAAGCCTTGGTGCAAAATAGGAGATTGGGTAATGTTTGCCAGATATGCTGGTGCACGTTTACCAATAGAAGGTGGAGAAGTGCGAATACTAAACGATGACGAAGTGTTAGGGACCATAGGTGATCCTGAATCAGTTCTTCATTACATTTAACATAGGAAGGAACTATGCCAGAAGAAAACTTAAAACCATCTGAAGAGTTAATTGACGTCGGTGAAACAGAAGGCGCAGAAATTAATTTAGATGATAAAGGTGTACCTCAAAAACCGGAAGAGCCAAAGGAAGAGAAGATTGAAGTAGAGAAAGTCGAGGAAGCTCCTGCAGAAGATAAAACTTTTGAAAACGAGCGAGAGACTAAACTTGAAAAGAAAGATGAGTTAAAAGAGTATAGTGAAGGCGTTCAAAAACGTATTGCTAAATTAACTCGTAAGATGAGAGAAGCTGAAAGACAAAAAGAAGAAGCTTTAGCTTACGCTCAATCTGTTAAAAACGAAAATAATCAAATGGAAGGTAGACTATCTAAAATAGATAGTTCTTATGTTTCTGAATTTGAAAACAGAGTTAAGACTAGTATGGCGGCAGCTAAACTAGCTCTTAAAAATGCAATTGAATCTAAAGACGTAGAAGCTCAAATTGCTGCTCAACAACAACTAGCCGCTTTAACAATGGATGAAGCAAGACTTAATTCTATTAAAGTTGCTAATGAGAACAAACCGAAGGCAGAGGAGAAACAAGTAAACATTAACCCTCAACAACAATATATAGCACCACAGCAACAAGCTGATCCAAAGGCTGAAGACTGGGCTGCTCAAAATACTTGGTTTGGTAATGATTCAGCAATGACTTATACCGCGTTTGATATACATAAAACGTTAGTTGAAAGAGAAGGCTTTGATCCTAAATCTGACGAATATTATGCAGAAGTTGATAAAAGAATAAGACTTGAATTTCCGCATAAATTTGATAAGGTAGCAGATACTTCTACAGAAAGAGTAAAACCTACTCAGAATGTAGCTTCGGCCAAACGTTCGGCCTCAACAGGACGCAAAAAAACTGTCAAGCTCACACCTTCACAGGTAGCAATTGCTAAAAGATTAGGTGTGCCACTAGAAGAATACGCAAAACAAGTAAAAATCACGGAAGGAGCGTAATATGGAAAACGACAAAATAAAAACTTCACGTGCGAGTCAAACTAGAGCTAAAGAAGAGCTTAAAAAAGTATGGACTCCACCCAACTCACTTGATGCACCACCAGCGCCAACTGGATATAGACATCAATGGATACGTGCCGAGATACTCGGACAAAGCGATGCTAAAAATGTAGCATCATCTTTGAGAGAAGGTTATGAATTAGTGAGAGCTGATGAATATCCAGATACTCAATATCCAGAGATGACTGAAGGCAGATACGCTGGAGTCATAGGAGTGGGAGGCCTTTTGCTGGCAAGGATACCGGAAGAGATCGCGATTCAAATCGATGCTTATTATAAAAAGCAAAACGATGCGAAAGAAGAAGCAGTAGAAAACGATCTTTTGAGGGAACAGCACCCAAGTATGAAATTCCAAAAGGAATCGAATACTCGTGTAACCTTCGGTGGTACAAAGAAAAGCTAAACTATTAGCAATTCCTACCCAACGAATTAAACTAAACTATAAAAAGGAAACTAAACTATGGCAAACCAAACAGCTGGCTTTGGATTCAGACAAGCACCTACAGTAGGATCAACACCTGCTACAGGTGGACAAGCTGAGTACATGGTCAAATCAGGCTTGGGTATAGGAATTTTTCAGAACAATCCTGTTTCACAGCAACATACGGCAGGTGACGATGGGTATCTACAAGATGCTACAGCGGACACTATGGACGATGGAATCGCTGGTGGAGCAGATTGGTCAACTGGAACTTCCAACATTCAACCAATCGTAGGTGTGTTTAATGGAATATTTTATATAAATAGTTCTACAAGCAAACCTACTTTCGCAAACCACGTGTTGGCTAGTACTACGTTCGGAACGGACTATAATACTGGTTCAAACGACGGGATCGGCTTTGTTAACGACAACCCTATGCAAGAATATACTTGCAAAGCGGATGCAGCGGTAACACAAGCAAATCTTCTAAACACTTTTAATCCGACTGATGGAGCAACTGCGGGTACTCAAATTAATGGTCAATCGACTGTTAAATTAGATGTTACTGGAACAGCAGCTACTTCTCAATTTAGAATTGTTAGAACTGCAAACGAACCTGGTAATAATGATGCAACTACGGCTAATTCGAACGTAATAGTTCAAATTTCACCAGCGGCGTCAATTTCTAACTAATAGGAGCACTTAACTATGGCAATATCAAGAGCACAACTAGTTAAAGAACTAGAGCCTGGTCTGAATGCACTATTTGGACTAGAATATAAACAATATGGCGAGCAGTGGGCTGAAATTTTTGAGACAGAAACATCTGACAGAGCTTTCGAAGAGGAAGTAATGTTAGCTGGTTTCTCAAATGCGGCAGTTAAACCTGAAGGACAGGGTGTAACTTTCGACGACGCTCAAGAAACTTTCACAGCTCGTTACACTAACGAAACGATTGCATTAGCATTCGCTATCACAGAAGAAGCTATCGAAGATAACTTGTATGACAGACTTGCGTCTAGATATACAAAAGCGTTAGCAAGATCTATGGCGTCTACTAAGAATATCAAAGGCGCAGCAGTATTAAACAATGCGTTTGATGCGA